GCCAATAAATTAGAAATGACAAATGATTTGTTCATGAGAATTTGTGATATGAAGAAAGAGTGTGAATCTTATTTGATTAATCAAAAGACTAACGCTGCTGTCGGAGTATTAACTCGAAGATATAAAGATCTTTCTGCTATCGTCGATAAACTCCGTATGCTTCAGCCAGGCATAGCTGACACTCGTCCAGAACCTGTAGGTATCCTCTTTAGAGGTGTACCAGGAGGTGGTAAATCCACTTGGTCACAAGGTATAGCCGCTGCATTAGCAGAAGGTGAAACCACCGTTTATCCAAGAAACTTTGGAACAGAGTATTGGGATGGATATACCAACCAACGAGTTATTACTATAGATGACTTTGGTCAAACTCGTGATGTCGCTGGTAGTGGTAGATCTGAATTTATGGAACTTATTATGCTTATTAATACAATTCCATATATTATGCATAAAGCTGCTGTTGAAGATAAAGGTACCACATTTTGTCGTGCCGAATATATCTTTGCAACAACGAATCTTCCTAAATTTAACTTGGTTTCTATAACAGATTCTACAGCTGTCATACGTAGGTTTCAATTTGTTTACAATGTTAGACCTAAATTTGGTTACGCTGTTAATGATCATTGTGGACCCTTCTTTTCTAAACCTGATTGGAGTAAATTTCCTAAGGATGAAAATGGAGCAGCTATATTGTCTCCAGATTCATTTGAGTTTGTTCCACATGATCTTACTACTGGTCAAGATCTAGGGGGAGCCATTAGTGTTGGAGAAGTTATGAAGTTAGCTAAAGAACAACGAGTTAGAAATGAAGCTATTCATAAATCGAATCTTAATAATGTAGCTATGATTAAGGAAGCTGCTTTAAAGTTTGAATCTCTTTCAGCGGAAGTTGGAGAGAATGATGACATAACTGCTAGTCTTAACATGTTATATGGAGACGATGAAGCTGCCTCTGAAGCTTCTTTTAGATCTGCAACTAGCTCTGTAGAACCAAGTATTCCTACACTTGAGATTATACCTTTGAATGAAGGCAATAGTCTTCTCTATGGAAAATTAAGTTCTAAGGCTAGGGCCAGCGTTGATAAGGCCTTTGATCTGTTTGAATCTTGTAGAAGCTATACTCTTGACAGGGGTAAGGCTTTCGGAACATTAATGTATAGATGTGACAAGTCTTTCATTTTAGAACTTATTACT